GTCAGGCTGGTGCTGTTGGCTTGTCTGACAATAATATCAGCCATTAGCGCGTGACTTCCGGCGTGACTGTGAGCGTTCCATACAAGAGCCGATCAACTGTGGTGTCAGGCTTGACCAGTTCAAGATCATAGACATAACTGCCCGCAGTCAGGTTAGCCGTTTGGGCGGCTGTCTGCTGCAAGGTGAAAGTGCCGTTAGCCGCTGATGTGATCGTAATGTTGCCGTTGGTGGTCGATAGGTCAAGTGTCGTATTGGCGGTATAAGCTGGCCGTGCCTGCATGCGGATGGTGTAGCCGGATAGGCTGATATTCGTGCCGTTGGCAGTCTGATATTGGATCGACTGTGACCAGGTGGCCCCTTGCTCTATTGTCAGATTGCAATTACCGGCAGGCATTATTCAGCCTCGCCTTCTGCAACATCTTCTGCCGCTTCGGCTGGCGTATCCTGTGATTCAATTTCAGCGTAGCCCATAATCTGCCGAGCTTCATTAAGTGACAGTAAACCGGATTGATACAAGGCCACCGCCCGATCTGACAAGGCTTTTGTGTCTGCTGCCAATTCTTCGATCTGGCTTGTGTCGAACCTGACTGTCAGCATACTATCAGGCTGAGCGATCGCGCCGTCATAGCCGGTGGGAAGCGTTCGCACCAGTCGCGTCAACTGCATTGCCAAGAGTTCAAGGAATGGAATAATCGCATCTCGCCAGCTTGCCCGATTGGCTTCAATCAAGTTGCTGTAGGTTTTGCCCGTGTCAGGCTGTTTAAGCGACATTGGCGACCAGCCTAAGACACCGCAGACACGGGCCACAGCGATTTCGGTCATTTCCTGAACGGAGAGATCTTTTGGGCTGAATCCCGGCGTTTTTATGTCGAGTTCGCCGCCCTTGAAAATCAGTGGCCTGCCGACGCCCTTGCCAGACACGGCCCGCTTGATGTCTGACTGAAGTACAGCGATGTTGTCAGATGTCATCATCTGCGCCCCGGTGCCGGTCAGACTGACCAGCCATGAAGGTACACCGGAACGGCTTAGGATGGTTGTTTCGTAGATCGCTGTCAGCTTGATCAGTGCCAACTCTGCCCTGACCGCTTCAAGCGGTGAACGCCCCTTTGCGGCTGTAGTCGATGACTTGCCGACCCGGAAATGCAGCATCCGCTCGCGAGGGGTGGTGAACTGGAAGCCCCTGCCACCATCGAAGCCGACAAAGGGATATTCGGTGATTTCGCCGATGGCCTGCCCGTATGTCGGCACTTGAAGCCAGCTATACGGGATGGGCTGGAGTTCGCGTATCGTTCCGCCCGTCTGCGTGTCCCGGTCAGAGATGGCGGGAACGTATGCGTTGCCATCCTCCAAAAGCTGTTGATAGATAAATTCAACCAGCGTTGATTCTGTCTCACCTGGTGCCGGTTCTTTCCATATCTGGATTAACGGATGATCAACCGGCTCAAATCCGCCTTCCTCGTCAAAGTAGCCGACCTGAAGCGTGGCCTTGCAGACATTCCGCCGCATGGCCTCAATAGCGGCCCTGATCACAGGGTTATCGCAGTAGGGCCGGGCGAGGTTCGCATAATCATCGCTCAAGGCGTTGATTACATCGACTGACCATGCCGACACGTCGATCTCGGTGGTGTCGGCAGTAACGCCCGTGCGAAGTGCTTTCGAGCGGAGCCAGTTGAGTGGGTTGTAGTCAGGCATTTAGATTAGGAGAACCATACAAACGGCTGTATTTTGTTGAGAAAGTTAAACGCCAGCGATGCCGAGTCAACCCGGTCATCATGGTAGGAGTTCTTTGAATCTTCGCCGGTGAAGCTACAGACTTCATCCAGCCACGCCTGATTCCAATCGCCTTTAACGAGCTTTACGCGGCCTCTGGACGCTTCGCGTGCCATCGGCATGGCTCTTGTCAGCTTGGGGCCTGTAACACGCTCAGAATGGACGATATAGCCGTTTAAGCGATTGATGATATGTTCGTTGGCCCGCTTGCCTGACGAACCGCCTTCCTCTTCGATGATCGTCTGCACGCCATGCCCATCGGCGGCGGCTGTCTGGACGATCAGCCGATCAACGTCAGCAGGACCAAGCTGGGCAGCAACCACATGATCAATGTAATAATCATCGCCATCCTTAATCATCCGCGTGCCGACCGTGCTATCGCCGCTATTAGGCGTTGCGGCACAATCCCACGCTCTCACGATCATCTTGTCAGCCGGTGCTGAATCGACAATTTCGAACCATTGACGTTGAAACACCGTGCCGCTGGGTTCGATAAATTCGCCCAGCAGTTCCTGCCGCTGCCAGTCTGCCGAATAAGCCGATTCAAGACTACCGACGAAATCAGCCGGGTTAAACGTGTTTGAAGCGGTTGCGGCCTGCGTCAGGCTCACCTTGCCAGTCTTGACCAGGTCGGTGTACAGCCAATGCCGCTTGCCGCGTGGCGTGGTCGTAATCCACAGCCGCCCCGGCTCGCGTCTCAACCGGCCAATGCAGACCAGCCACGTTTCATAGTCAACATAACCAGCTTCATCGATCCAGACCCAGCCGAGGTTCGGCCCTCTCAAGCGGTCAGGATTATCAGCCGACCGAAACAGAATCGTCCGGTTGCCGATCAGCTCCGCCGTCATCGTCGAAGTGTTAAAGCTCTTGACGATATCCACGTTCAAGGTCAGTTCCTTGAACGTCCTGACAACCGTATCACGCAACATTGGGTAGGTTGGGCTGACCACCATGCCGATGGTGTTCGGCGGCTGCCTGAGTACTTCCCAACATCCGGCAAATGTCTTACCGCTCCCCACCCCACCGATAAATGACCGCCACTTGGCGGGGTCAGTCCAAAACTGTTTCTGTGGCGGTGTCGCCTGCTTGATCGTCAGGCGGTAGGATGGTGACGAAATCATTGCCAGATGCGTCTGATATGCTGGCCTCAACTGGCGTCGGTACTTTACCGTCACGCCGTTCAAGGTACTCTTTCAAGTGTGGCAGGCTACCGCCCAGAATCTGCTTTAGCCACGCTCGGCTGATTGCCCGTTCAGCCCCTTTGGTTTCTTCGATCAACTGAATAAGGTCGTCAATCTGTCGGCGTCCGCGGCTGTAGCCTTGTGGGTTGCCTGATTGTCCGGGCTTCCATCTTGTGTGTTCAGGTGGTGGAGGTGTCGGCATTGCCTGCTGACCTGCGTGCTTGCAAGGAATCAATAAGCGTCCGGGTCGGAGTTGCACCGCCCCCTATTGGCTGGCTGCCAATCGTGCCGCTAACTTCACTTCGGACGCGTTTTGGATATGGCTTTCTCAGCGGTTCGATTTGCTTCCGCATTTCATCATCAAGGGGCATAAGATAGCGGTATTTTGATGACCCTTTGACAATCGTGACGCTTGGGTGCTTCTCCATCCCTTTATATTTGTTGCGGAACGAACGACCTTGCCACCTTTTACCTTTAAAAATGTATTCGTCTGACGCCTGAGACTGTCCTGCAAAAATCCAGTTGCCAGCCTGATAAATTCCGCCTTTGTGTCCTTGTTCAGGATCGGCGAATGACACAACCAATCGAAGACCTTGATATTCACGCCTCAAGAGTTTGAGCGACACGGCAACAATTTTTGAGACTGGGTTTTCGTGTGATGTCAAAGCGACTCGCACAAGCTCGCATCCCTCAGTCATTTTTAGGCCGTACCGTTTTACAAGGTCGGCGGTAGCACCAACGCCGTAGATCACAACTCCGATAAACCTGCCACTTTCCCAAACGCCAATTTTTGCCAGTTTGGATTTTGGAATGCACCGGCTATAATGCCACTTCTCAACGGCATACTTCGCCGCCTCATGCGTACACCAATCCAGCCGCAATTCAGGGCGTGAACTCATGACCGCATTCCGGGCAGGTTGTTTTTGCTTTCTGATCAAGCCGGCCTTGATCGTCAATCGTACCGGGCTGAAAGTCAGGAACGATTTCACCCGCCAACTTCTCAATCAGCCCATCAATCTCTTCACCCGTAAAGCCTGCCGCTTCAACGTCGAACTCTTCCGACTGCAAGGCTCTCAACTGCTCGGCCAGTGCCGTATCATCCCATTCGGCAAGTTCAGCCGTTCGGTTGTCGGCAATGGCATAGGCTACGGCAGACGTGCCGGTTAATCGCGTGCGAACGATCTGGATCTCTGACCAGCCTAATTCTTTAGCCGCTTCATAAGTGCCATTACCAGCCAGAATCACATTGCGATCATCAACGACAATCGGCTTCTGCTGGCCAAACGCTCTCAAGCTGGCCTTGATTGCGTCAAGGTTCCGGCGTGAGTGTTTGCGGACATTGGCCGGGTCTTGGCTAATGTCCGTTATGTCGATTGTCTCGACTGTCATCCGCTGATTTTCCGCTGTAGATTGCTTAATGCGGCATCTGAATCAATCGCTTGATGATTCTGCCGCCATCGGCCTTTGCGCCTCTGCATGGTGGCATTCCGCTTGATTCTGGCCTCTGCAATCACAGACTGCATGGCCAGCATCCGTTGTTCCCACTTGGCAGAGGCTTTCAGCACCCGGTCAAACTTCTTATCGGCCCGCAGGCACTTCAGGCAGATCGACGGCTTCAGCTTCTCAAGGCTTCGACCATTGTCGCACACCCCGCAGGGCTGCGTTGCTGCTGATTCGTGCCATTGCCCATCAGGTGGCATCAGGCCGATGACTTCGACCTTTTGGCCGCCGAGATAGGCTTTAATCTGGGCTTCGGCGCGTCGGATAATGTCCGACTCGGCCATTTCCATTTCAGATAATGAATCCATCATCAAAGCAGCTTGACAAACTTTTTTTTGCGTTTCAATGCCAAAAAAACGTTATTTTATTTGTTTGGGAAATCAACAATAGTTGGCTCGTTAATTTCGCCCCATTTGTGGAACCTCTGCAGCGGTGTTATCTCTTCTTCGTATATCTCAGATATTCTAAAATTGCCATCATCTTTACAAATAGCCGACACCACCCGCGTAACGAGTCGGTCTGGGTGTCGGTATTGAAAGTTGATGAATTTCTTAGTCGGCATGACTGCATTATAGCACAACTTCCAGCGTAATTTCGACGCCCGGAGCTTGGCTTATGTCGCACCAATGTTTCTGGCAGAATCTCTCCGTCACTTGGCAATCGTCCTTATAGACAATTCCGGTCAAGGCATCTTCGGTGCATCTGATCAGCTTTGTCAGGTCAGGTTTTTGCGTGTGATATTTCGGGGCGGTGTCTTTAATCTTGGCCGCGTTCCTGCCGCTACCGTAGTGGCATTTGGGCCGGGGGAAATAGAAATCGATGGTCATAGCCACCGCTTCGGTCGTCAGCTTGGCCCCGGCGTCAGTCATGGCCTGTTGAGCATGTAGCGACACAATCGACTGCCAGCTTGTTTTACGCTTAGCGGTGTCCATCACAATAATTCTGCCGGTTTTTGGATGCATGAGTGCTTTTTTTGAGCCGGATGGTGAAGCGATGCCTGGGACGAAGAAAGAAAGTTTCAAGATTTCTTCTCCGTGATCATCTTGGCCATTAATCCCAGTAACATTCCGGTTGCTACGACAACATTAAAAGCCATGTATTTTCCTGTCATGTCTGCGACTGATGCACCTAAAAGAATCAGGCTCATCGGGCCATAAATGAAATACAGATGCTCACTCGCAGACAACTCGTATTGTCTTTTACAAGCCACACTAAGCCACGAAATATAGCCAATAAGTCCTGTTATAAATGGGATCATATTAAACACCGTGATATTCATTTTCACCGCCCCCTTTTCATCGCTTGCATGTACATCACCACCAATGCCGCCATCATGCCCGACAAGGTAAAACAGGCCACAGCGGCGAAGATTGATAGAGTTGTGGTCATTTGTCGTATTCTCGCATCCCTTCCA